TCGGGCAGCATGTAGGTGAAATCGAACTCTTGCTTAGAGCAATTTGCGATATAAAGTTTTGGCATGGATTTTCCCTTTAGGGTGAAGGTCAGGGGTGATGCGCCAACCTTTTTGAGATTGGCCCCTGACCCTCATAAAAATGCACTCAGCATCACTTGAGCAAAATATATTATGACGCAAAAAAGCCCACCGAAGTGGGCTCTCTTGGCATTGATTAAAAATCAATAAGCAGCAGACAACACGGTCAGTGCTTCTGGACGAATACCCCAGCCAGAAGTCGAACGCATGGTGTACAGAGTAGTAATGCCGCCATCTGGGATAGGAGTAGGAATTTCGGTAGGAGCCGAAACGTCCGTCAACATCAAAGAGGTAGCAGTTTGGTTAGGCGTCAATTGAGCAAACACGTTGGTGTTAATTTTAGCGTTAGCCTTAGGAATCTTGAGTTCAGGAGCAATCAACAAGATAGCGTCAGCGCCACCAGAGCCTTGGCCGATCAAGGTGTCGTCAGCAGCGAAGCTAACGTCATCACCACCCGCCCATTTAGCCACGGTTTCCACCAAGCCAGCAGCGGTTTCAACACCAGCACCAACACGTTGGAACTGAGTCAAAGAAACCACGCCAGAGTAGGAGATTTGGCTAATGAAGCGTTGGGGAGCCAAGAACACCAAACGCAAAGGCTGACCGATTTGCAAGGTGCGAACCTTCAAAGAACCGATCAAGTTCAACAAGAACTGAGCCAGTTGGCCAGAATCCCAAGTGCTGTAACCAGTGTTGCCATTGGAGTCAGCGCCCAAAGAAACGGCAGTAGCGCCGGAAGTGTTGACCAAGCCTTCGCCGTTGGCAGGGTTAAAGCCGTACAACAAAGCATTACGCAGTTGTTGGGCAATACCTTGACGAGCGGCCAAACGCATAGCTTCGGGCAAGGCATAACCCCAGTGCGAGGTAGCAGCTTCATCGAAACCATCGTATTGGGCACGGGTCTGCATACGATAAGTAGCGGTGCTAATCATCGAAGGAATGACCGATGCGCTGGGCAGTTGGTTGACTTGCGATTGATTAGCTTGGACTTGGGTAGTCAGCTGAATCTTTTTCGCATAAACATACAGATCGCTTTCGCCCAAGCGAGGCATTGGGTTTTCACCAGCCAAAGTGGTGAAAGCGCCAGAAGCCAAGCTGTACTGCATGATGAGTTCAGGCATCATGAAGTGGGGGTTAGCGGTAATGAATGACGGTGCAAAAGCGGACATGATTGTGTTCCTTTTTTAGTTGGTTAGATCAGGCACACAGCCAAGGCTTCTGTGTAAATCCAGTTCAAAGCGCCAGTGCCACTGTTGTAGCTGGCAGTCTTATTGCCGGTTGTGCTGATGGACAGGATACGCACAGGAAATGCGTTGGTGCTGTCGTAAGTGGTGAGCCATTGGGCAGAATAATCCCAAGTAACTTGCTGAGTAATCAAGCCACCATCCAACGAAACCAATGCGGGGTTAATACGCAGAGGAATACGAGCGCCGGAGCCGAAACGATAGAAGTTAACGCTAGAACCAGCAGCAAACTGAGGGCAAGTGCTAGTAGGAGTGGTAACGCCGCCGTAGGCTTGATTAAATACGGTAATACCAGTGGTGTTAGCCAAGTTGGTAGCTAACAAAATGGTAGAGCCCAAAGTGTTAGTGCCGGGCTGCGTAGCTGCGGCAGGAATGTCTTCCGAAATTGGTTGACCGCCCCACAAAGGAGTAGTAGCCGCAGATGAAACGATACCGCCAGCCAGCGCAAACTTGATTGCGGGGTCATCGAGGGCATCACCTTGAGTGTAGCCAGCTGAGTTGGTGTTGAACAGACCAGAAGCGTTGGTCGTCAACATTGGATTGAAAGCAATAGAACCGCTCATGGTTTACCTCTTATCGTTGGTTGTTAGGCAGGTTGAAAGCGGTAACACGCATTGCTGGCAACTTAAAGTCATTCAGCCATGCGGACATATCGCCCTTGAACTTGGTGATGGTGCGGCCAGAACGGTCACGCTCAGTCAATTCGATCAATTGACCATCAGCGTAAGCGCCGGGGTTACGGCTTGCAGCCAATGCGTCAGCAAAGATTTGCTTTTCAGCAATAGCCAACATAGCGTTGTCCTTGATTGCCTTAAGGTCAACAGACTTCCAGCTATCAGAATAAGATTGCAAACCACGCAACAGGCGTTTACGGTAAGCCATCAGGTTTTCGCCTTTCAAGGGGCGGCTAGCTGATTTACCGAATGCGGCCATGACGCTATCGCAATGAGCTTGGGCGTCAGCCATTTTGGCTTCTTCCTCTTCGTCAGCCTTCATTGCTTCTTCTTCGTCATCGTCCATTTTCATGTCATCGTCGTCGTCAGGCTTAATTTCGCCAGCAGGACCATGAACGACAGGGTTTGAGCCTTCAGCGTCTTTACGCTTCTTCTTGGCATCATCGCCTTTGCGAGCAACATATTTATGTTCCATCGCATCGTCTTTTTTCATATCTTCTTCATCATCATCATCCTTCATGGATTCATCATCCATTTTGGAATCGTCATCGTCTTTACGCTTTTTATCAGCGGCAGACACCAGCGGGGGAGCTGGCATATTTTCCATAGCATCTACCCGAGCTGAAATTTTCTTCAGTTCGGACAAGATGGTGCTCAAAGCATCGCCTGCGGCATCTGCCTTCGGCTCAAGTTTCTCTGTCATATCAGACACCTCAGGGTTGGTTAATAAAACTCCGGCTGGTTCGCCACCTTTGTCCCACACTCCCTTTGAACCATGCGACTTTGTGACAATCGCAATGTGGTCTAAAAGAAATGGAGTACCTTCTATAAGCAATGGCTCTCCCGCCTCAGTCCGTAGTGTAGTATTTCCACTGAATTCGTCAAATACTACCGCTGGGCTGGTCGAAATATCGCCTTCGCAAATTTCGGCCATTGCTTTGTCATCATAAATCTTTGCAATGCCCCAAACTTCATCGCCCTTAATGTAGGGCAACATAATGGAACCGATTGCTCGATCTTTAAATTCTTTCGTATCAAGCACAGCCCCATCGGGATGGTCCATTATGACCATCAAACCATTACAGCGGTCAACGAATTCTTGATTTAAATACAAACTTGCATCACGCCAAACGTGTTCACCAATTTTGCTGCGATAAGCAAGGCCAGTGCCTGTTATGCGGATGTTCAGCAGGTGCATGTTGCCGTAAGGCTGTGGGCTTGGAAGAATGTTGTCCCGCATCAGGTGAGCAATATCAAGCTCAGTTCCAGCGCCAGCAACTTTAAACGCTACTTCAAGTCCGGGGTGCAGGGGCTGCGGGGCTTGTTCGGGCTTTGCCCAATCGAATCCTGTCGACTCGTAATTGAGGGTGACTGGGAATTTCTCCACGCCTCTCGCAAGAAAAGTGACAAATTGCCCGTCATCGTGCAGTCGCTCCAAAGCGCCTTGGAAGTCGATACCCGTTTCTTCTTTGCACTCTCGTCTTGCGGCTTCTTCATCCGATTCACCTTCAGCTAAATGACCTCCGGGAACGCACCACGTGCCAGGAAAGTCTCCACCATTACCTCGGCGAATGAAAAGCGTTTCACCATCATTTGTGGTAAACATAATGCCGGCGGCTCGGGTAAATGGTCCGCCTTGAGGGTCAATGGGGAAGCGTTCCGCTTCTGGCAAAGGGGCTTCTGCATCAGGAATGCAATTAGGGACGGACTTTCCGTCTTTTTCTTTCATTCCCATTTGTTTATAGCCTTTCCAGCATGGGTCTTCGTCTTGCTTGGCGTCATCTTTAGCGTTAGATACTAAACGAGCAAGCTTTGAGATTTCTGCCGATAAAAGTTGTAATTGGCTTTTTACGTTGCCTTGGTCTGGATGCGCCAATGCGTGTATTGGGTCATCTGTAATTTCCGGCACTTCATCGGTTTTGGAGTGCTGGATGAATTCTTTAGCCACTTTTTCGGGGATACCAATGTTGCCGTGGCCTGATGCGGCGGCGTACATGGCTTTGCGTTGGGCTTCGGATTCAAATGGCATGGTGCGGATTGTAGAAGTTATTTGATACTCTGGGCAAGTGATTCCCTGCCTTTAGCGGTCAACATTTCTTCCGGCAAACGATTGAGGCTAAAAATGTAGGTGTAATTGCATCGGCAAAACACTTCTTCTCCGGGTTGAGTAATGTCATCCGTGTATCCATCAGCGCCAGCTTTCATTAAGCCTTTTTTTTGCGCCCAATTGCCTCTAATGGCGTAAATCTTTTCATCCCGCTCTTTGTGGTCTTCACGATAGTCGTAATGTGGTTGCCTCCAACGGCTTCGCCATTTAGCAGCTATCGCCCCGCCTTCCAACGCCACAATATCGTTAATGGCGGAAGTAAGTTTATGCGTTTGGTCAATCGCTACCCTTCGCTCGTTGAAGTCCATAGCGGCAAGAGATTTACGGATATTTTCTTTTTCGGCCACTTTATCTACGACTTTACTTCCGCCAATGGGTTGTGCTGTTGCCCAGCCTTGGAAACGCCGCAAAGTAGTGCTGACCGCTTCTTCCCGATTCAATTTGATAAGGTTTACGCTAGCAAGAATGCGCCGCTGTAACTCCATGCGAAGTTTTGGCTTTAGTTTTTCCAGCGTATAGGCGCTAACACTTGGCTGTTTAGATAGAACGCCTTTTTTGGTCACCAAGCGGGTAAAGACACCACCAAACGCTTTACGAATATCTTTTTCAGTTTGCTCAGGCGTCCGAAGGCTTAACAAAGCAGCAATGCGTATTTCGTTGACCCAATAGTCCAACGCTTTTTGAGAGGTATAGCCGTTTTCGGCAAAGAAGTTTACCGCTTCGGTTAACACTTCAAAGAATGAACGCCGTTTAGTCATGTAAAACTTCAAGTTCAATTTTTACGACTTCGCCACGTTTTTTGTTTGAAATTACTTTGAATTTAGTGTTGGGGCCCAATGCCACTTCTTTTTCATGATTGTCCCCTGTTAAATTGCCAACATCAATGGCCTTAGAATTTTTAGGTACTTTGATTTCAATTTCGACCGGCGTGTCACTGCGATTCAATTTTTGTGTGAATTTGCTTCTAATTTTTGTGCTTGATGTTGTGGATGTGATGCCTTTTTCGGCAAAAACATCACCGGGTTTGAGTGACAAAAATTCTTGACCTTTGCCTTTCTCAAGCCTCATTCCTCGGTAAACAGTTTGATCTTCTGTGGTTCGAGATTTGTTAAAAGCATTTTCTATTTCCTTAACAATTTGCTTCCCTTTTTCTTCGTTCCATAATTGTGAGTTAACTTCACCCGTCTTTAAGTAGCTTTGAATAGCCGAATAACCGCCAACTTCGCTGTTGTAAGAGCCGCTCTGATACTCTTTAATGGAACTCTTTTCGGTCGGTGTGTAGGACTGAGTAACACCAAAGTTCTTTGATGTTTGTGTTACGCTTACAGTATTAGACCCACCGGCACTGGTAAATTTCCCATCTTCATCACGAGGGTGTTCTGATTCTTTAAACTCGGCATCACTAGCAATACGGTAATTGCGGTCTTTCAAGTAATCTTTGGTTAAATCACCAACTACAAATACAAAACTATTTGTGTGTATGTTTTTAAAAAACATAATTAACTCCTAGATGGAGGTTCTTTAGGCTCTGCCATGGGCGTTGGAGGCTCATAGTTCGCAATTGCTTCCATATCCAACATCAATTCGCTTTGAAATGTGTCTGGCATTTGGTTCAAATTATCTTCTGCCCATTTGAGCATACGAGCCCTGTTTTCGGGGTCAATGACCGGCAAGAATGTGCGGAGAATTTCAGTAATGCCTCTTAGCTTAACTTCGTCTGTTTTAACCCGCTCGCTGGCTGGTTCTTCCATTAAGCTAGGCCAATCGGCTTGAAAACTCTCTGTCAATTCGTAGAAGAAAGCATTGTAATTTTTGCCTTCAAATGCTTCGGGATACTTGGCAACCATGCCTTCGTAAAACGACTTATTCCATGCTCGGTGCATGACAATTTTGTCGAAATAGCGGAAAAGCGGATCCATATCTTGACGCAAACCATCAATGTATTGCACCACCGCCTTGGTGTCTTCTGTGCCTTCGCCGAACCCTTTGGTAAATGCTTCGTCTTTAAGCATCAAAGCAGGGACATCTGTTGCGGCAGCAAT